AAGACCCAAGGCTTGAACGCGCAGGTGTTAGCGGTTACAACAAGCCAAAACGCACACCGAGCCACCCTACTAAAAGCCACGTTGTTGTTGCAAAAGACGGCGACAAGGTTAAAACAATCCGCTTTGGACAACAGGGCGTATCTGGCAGCCCTCGAAAAGCAGGCGAGAGCAAAGCAGAAGCCACACGCCGCAAGAGCTTCAAAGCGCGTCACGCGAAAAACATAGCTAAGGGAAAAATGTCTGCTGCTTATTGGGCAGATAAGGTTAAATGGTGACCATTTTGTTGACGTCAACAAAAAGGTTGCCATTGAATAAAAAATAAACTTTTATAAACTTCAATTATAAAATATTAAGGTCAAATGGTAATCAACTGTTGACATAAAGCTCAATTAGTGTTAAATTGTATATATTGCTAACAAGCCCCTTCTTGGATAACCTTCGCAGCAATCGCGCAAGAATCAGCCCGCATAAGCGATAACCTGATGGATTGTCTAAATTTTATTTATACAGTTTATCAGGAGATAGATAATGGCTGATCAAATCGATCTGGCTACCGCGAGTCAACTGTTTGACACTATGGTAACCATGCAATATCAAAATAAGAAGCGCTTTGGCGGAACAATTGACGAACGTCACGGCACTTCAGGCACAACTTTAAACGTTCCAGTTTCTGACCTTATTGAAATGAGTCAAGGAAATTTTGCGCCGACTAATATCCCAATTACACCAGTTAACGAGACAAACGTGACAATTGTTGCTGAAGACTATCGAGTTAAAACTGTTGTTGGTGGCGGTCAAAAAACTTTGTTTGCTTATGATAAAGTTACTACCCACGCAAAACTGCATGCTGAGGCAGCAGGTAGAATAGACGATTATATTAAGGTAAATGCGATTTTTAGCAACCCAGGACTTGGTAATATATATACTGTTCCAGTAAACGTAGGTGTTAACTCTGGAATTAACCAAGGCAAAATGTCCGATGCAGTTTCATTCCTTGAAGCTCAAGGCATGGACGTTCACGACTATGCGCTTTGCATGTGGGCGCCAGCTTTGCTTAAAAAATCTATGCAAGCTGATGATCGTATTGTTAACGATTTCTATAATGATGTTAAACCATTAACAAACAACCGCATTCAAACCTATTTAGATGTTGATTGTCGTTTTGTTGGTGAAAATGGTATTAACAGCATTCCATCAACTGGTGTTGGCCCTGCAACCTATCTTGTGCCAATTGTTCATAAAGATGCAATTGTACAAAGCTATAACCGCGATGTATCAACTAGCATTACATGGGTTCCACAAGAAGATCGTTGGGAATTGTTAACAACCTTTACCTCTGGTGCTGAGATTATTCAGCTTAACGGTTTAGCGTTGATGACTGCACAAGATCCATTTGCTAACAACTAAGGAGTAAATCATGAGTAACTTTGACACATTATCAAACTTGACTGGTGGCACTCCAGGTTTAGCGCCGCGCGTTTTTACTGCTTGTACAGAAGACGATCAAGTGACAGTAACTGGCGTTGGTTATGTTGATGATTTAGCCGTTCAAGGTGTTTTAAAAAATACAGACGTATTATATTTAAACACTAGCGCTACTGATATTAATGCAGCTCAACCAGGCATGTATCGTGTATTTTATGACGGGTTAAATTATAACCTTGTTTTAGTCATTTAAAGCGTACAAAGGGGGTCATTGGTTTTTTTATGGAACTAATGATTCCCTTTTTTAGGAGATCCGCATGCTGCCACTTAGCAAGCTAAGCATTGTTAATCAAGTATTGCTAGAAATTGGTAGACTGCCAGTTACTAATATTGACGACAGTCCAGATGCAGAATTAATAAGCGCTAAAGTTGATCTTTTATTACCAGTATTATTGCAAGAAACACACTGGAATTTTGCAATTAAATATCGTGAAGACAGCACACCTTTAACCACACAATTTTCACCCGATTATAACTACACTTACCAACTGCCAGCAGATTTTGGTCATTTATTTAATTGGGGTAATTTTAATAATAATTTTAGTGATCCTGGCGCACAACCATTTTTAATTACTGATGGCTTAATAAATTCCAATAGTCAGCCGATAACTTACTATTACATTGTCAATAATGTTGATCCCGATGCATTAACAATTATGTTTTTTCGCGCCTTGGTTTTATTTACAGCAAGTGACGTTTCATTAGCGCTTACAGAAAATCAAAGCTTGACTTCATATTTGCGACAAAAATATGAAATAGAGAAAGCACGTGCAGTAATGCGCAATGATATGGAATTCTACAAAACTAGTACACCTTACAATGACTATGACAGGATAAGGTTAGTCTAATGGCTACAAGAACAATTAGGCAGACTAGATTTACAATGGGAGAGGTTGACGAAGTCAATTGGAAAAGAACTGACTTTGAAGATTATCTCGCTGCTGCACAATCCTTGTTAAACGTAGAAATAGGTTCAACTGGCCTAGCTAAAAAGCGTCCAGGTTCTAAGACGCTATTAGAAGTCAACGATTATGCCTCTCCCAATTCAAAATTATACGAATTTACAGATAAGTTTGGCAATTTTTATTTAGTGTTAAGCGCTCCATTATTCCTCCATGTCTTTAGCATTTCTGAAAATGAAGTTGAACTTTATCAATCTGTAGCAACTCCATACACTTCTGATCAACTTTTGCAACTAGATTACACAGAAGATAACGACTCGTTAATTTTTACAATTGGCAATAATCAACCTAGCAGACTGTTTATAAGCAGCTATAATCCCGCAGTTTTTGCATTTGAAGCATTGAACATATTCCCATATCCAGCGTATGACTTTGGTCAAATTAATTACGATAATTACACAGTGAGTTTATCGGGCAACACTACGACTGCAACATTTACAATTACTGGTTTAGGCAGCGATCCAGGTTACACCACAGCATGGATTGGTGGCCAGATTATTGGTGGTGGCGACACCTCTGAACAACCTCTTGGTTATGGCATTATTAGTAATGTAGTTCCGTGGAATGGCTCACAAGTAGTATTTACATTAGATGTACGCATTCCCTTTAAAATACCAGGTTCAACAAAGGGCAGTGAATACAGTATTAGACAGCCGAGCTGGTCAAACGACTTAGGCTGGCCGAGAAAAGTAGCTTTTTATCAGAATCGTGTATGGTATGGTAACACTGAAAGTTTGCCTAATTCAGTGTTCGGCAGTCAAATAAACAAGCCTAATAACTTTGATGTTGGGACTGGTGAAGATACCGATGCAATTATATATACATTAGGCCAGACTAATACTGGCGGTATAACCTGGATTAATCCAGGCAAACAACTTGAAATATATACTTCTAACTTTGAGTTTGTAGCGCCACAGGACGTCAACACGGCCTTAACTCCCGAAACCTTTACTATTAGGCAACAAGATGCATTCGGCTCGTCATCTTCTTTAAAGCCTGTTAATTACACTAATGATTCTTACTATGCATCTAAAACTGGTAAAGCGTTTATAAACTTCAGATTTGATGGAATTGGGCAAGCATATACGTCAACAAACATTAGTATTGCTAGCAGTCATTTAATTAAACAACCAAAAAACCGCGCGCTAGTTCGTGGAACAGACTCAAGTCAAGATAATTTTGTATATTTATTAAACGATGATAACACAATAACGTGTTTTCAGTTTGCCTTACAAGGTGGTTTAGCAGCTTTTACACCTTTTGTTTTTGAGGTAGATCAAGACGGCAATAGCATTGTAGACACTCTTGACATTTTTACAATTGATAACGAAGTATATTTGCTTAAATATTACACATTATCAGAAAATTATGTTATTGAGAAATTTCAAGAAAAATACAAACTAGATAGCGTTTTAGATTCAACTATGGACATAAACGGCGAAGTTTTAGGACTGCAATTACTTAATGGTTATACTGTCTCTGTGCTTTTTGATTCTCAAGATTATGGTGAATATCTTGTAGAAGACGGAATAATTCAAGTTTTTAATCCTAATCAAAATTCGGGTCCAGTTGAGGTAGGATTGATCTATCCTTTTGAAGTTAGAACAATGTATATTTATGATGGACCTGGTAAAAACAACTGGTCAAAACACCTAACAGAAATAAATATAGATTATTATCAAAGCCTTAATTTTTATATTAATGGCAAGCTTGTACCTTATCAAACGTTTGAGAATACACAACAACAATTGCCTCCTGTACCGCAAACAGGAACGGCCACTTTTTATCCAGTTCGCGGTTGGAATAAATACGACACAATTACAATTACTCAAAATGCACCTTTTGATATTCAAATTTTATCAATTGATTATCAAATTGGCGCAGAAATTGTAAGTTAACAATAATTATAGTATGATAATTGCTCAAGGATAAAAATCATGGAGGATTTTTGAATGGG